CTAAAGGGCGATGACCGTCCATTCTTTCCCGCGATCATCGTTATATTTATCAGTCATTCTGTGTGTTTTATGGCCGAGTAATTTTTGTGTTTCCAGCCCTTGCTCCCGATAAAGACGTTCCGACAGTGAACGTTGCTCATGGAAAGTTGGCGCAGCTCCCTCAATCCATGTGATACCGGAACGGATCCTGGCCTTTTTAAAGGTCGTCGTGATGGCGTTAGCTGAAACTTTGCTTCCACGGATTGCCTGTGATGTCGTGTGTCGAAAATGAACCAGATATTTACTCAGCACCGCATCCCGACACTTGGCCACCACCTCTCTCAATGACATATTTATCGACTTACAAGTCAGATCCAGCGGGATAGCCAGGCGTGAACCTGTTTTCTCCTGGGTAATGTGCAGCATGTCATCCCAAATATCTGAAAATTTCATATTGGAAATGTCGCCGAGCCTTTGACCCGTGACCAAGGCGAGCAGCATTGCACACTGGAGGTAGGGGGGGTGTTGCTCGGCGGCAAGATAAATGGCTTTCCATTCGTCAAGAGACAAGCGCTGGCGCGTCACTTTGTTTCGGGGTTGTTTGGTTGCTTGTGCCGGGTTGTAGCCTGGTGGTACTTGACCCGCGTGTTGTGCCTCTTTGAAAACGTCAATGATCCCCATCCTGACGACCTGAGCCATACGGGTGTGGCCTTGTGCTTTAACCGCATCAATAATTTCTGCCACCTCCAGAGCAGTAATATCTTTGAGATATAGCATTCCTGAATGTTGGCGCAATAATTCAACCGGCTTTTTCTTTTGCTTAACGGAGTTGATTTTTATTTCACCGGCTTCAAGCCGTTCTTGCTGGATCTCAAGGTAACGATCAAGCCAGCTCGTGACGGTAATAAACTCTCTTGAATCCCGCATAAGGGCAATTTTCTGGTTAACGCTGAGGATCTGACGTGTACGTTGTTCGGCAATGATGTCGTTTGCTTCACTGGCAACTTGTTTTGCTTCCTTTTCGTTAGTGCCTAAGCTGTGAAATTTTCCGCTAACAGGATGCTTATACTGCCAATACACACGACCCGTACGTTTATCGAGCTTGGCATACAAGTTCGGGATCGTAATGTTATGGGTTCGCGGTCTTGCAGCCATCTTCGATAATCCTTCTCAATCTAGGGTTAGCGTTTGGCGCTATCTTCGGGGCGGCTAAAATGCCGATAAAACGAGCATCACGATCAATCATCCATTCTTTACCCACCTTAACAGCGGGTGGTGCCATCATTTTGCCCTTGGCATAATGCGTTAAGGTACGCACGCTGGGTGCTTTGTCGCCGAACTCATCTCTAGCCCAATCCTGTAAGGTAACCATTCTGGCCATTGGCCTTTCCTCGTTTTGACCGGCCAGCATAGTCATTCACTGACCGGTTGGGTTAATTAGACATCATTCATTACCTGGATAACGAAGCCCTTCAGGACTCTTATCCCATAACAGTAGACTGCCACCGTAATAAAGCGCCAATATTAACCGGTCAAAGCGGCTATAGGGCTTAATGACGGATTTACCAAGCGTTCCTCTGTCCATATACCCGGCAAATAGTGAATAGGCCGGTTTTCCGTCGTACAGGATCGCAGTTTTGCTGTCACGTTCGAGACGATACTGTGCTGAGAATGCCAACATAAAGTCACACTCATGTGCGCTGGTTTTGGGGCCGGTAGGATAGGGGGTGTTTGTGGTGTACTCCGGATGCAGACCGATCCAGATGTGGTCTCCATTATCGAATTGGGTAACAACCACCTGTGGCTTTTTCCACTGTTCTTCCACAGCCCGCGTGGCATTTTCCTCAATAAAAGCTGCCCATAGGTCAGATGCCAGAATGTATTTGGGGATGGCCTGATCATGGGTGAATTCTTCAACCAAATCGGTCATGCGTTCAACCATCTCAGCCCCAATATCTGATGATGCCCAGGCTTCACGAATGGATTTGATGATTAGGGCGTTATAGTGTTGCAGTTCCAGAATGTTGGACAGGTTTGTCGGTAATGCGGCCTTAAAGGCACCCGACAGATCTTTGCTGAAATCACTCTCGGTACTGAACGTCTCGTCGGTCAGTTGTTTGAACAGACAGGCGATACCGTTATCAATGATATCTACTGCTCTTTGGCTGTTGGCAAATTTGATACATCGCTGAGTGAGCAGGATAGAAAGGGGTAACTCAGCGCTCATTTGTGGTACCGCATTGGGATTATTCATGTTGTGGCCATTTCCATAGTTCATCGTTCAGTCCTCTTATTGCATGTTACAGGGTGTTTTTAATGGAATACGTGTAGGGATCCCTGAGGTCAGGGTTCGTTATTTCATACGCCATTTCTTTTTATGTTGATCGACCGCTCTCTTGATGGCGGCACGGTGTGGAACGCCATAAATGGCATTTCCGTGTTGATTGAAAAAATTGAAACGTGCACGGCCCGGTATCTGGGCGAATTCAATGGCTGTGCAGCCGTCGGTCAGGGTGTAAATACGCTTCGTGCCGCCCTCCTGATAGACCAGGCTGGAAACAGAAACTTTCATGGGGCAGTCCTCCATGTTGACGGTTAAAAAGGGGATTAAACCAACTGATGTAGTCGGTTGATCATATCCCGCATGGCGGGAAGGGGAATTTGGTGAGCCAGCATCCAGACTTTGTTCTGGCTCGTGGTTTTGTGAGTGAGCAGGTTGCGAAGCGTGTCGACAGGAATGCCAGTCATGCGGGCAATACCCTTTTCGTTATGGCCCGCCCGATGGAGTTGGTAAAGCACCAATATCACCGCGGGAGAATAACGTTTGCGAACACCGATACTGATGAAGGTATCGGTGTGTGGCGTGCTCTCCATCGGCCTGTCGTGAGGATAAACAGGTTTAGGCCTGGGACGATAGGGGACGCCATTGCGGATATCCGCCCGGCTGCGCATCAGCCAGAGAATAATGTCGACATAGTTGCCCTTATCATCCACTTTGAAATAACAGCCGGTACTGAGGTTCAGTTCTTTTTCCATCGGATACCTCCGTCAGCAGAGTAAATGCCAACGCATCCATGACGGAGATGAGCTATCACTCTGCGCTTAAATTTTGGCGGCAATCGCCAACATCAGAAATGCGCCGAAGACGCAGATAACGCAGAATTTCAGACTCGGGGGGACGCGGATATTGTCACTGGTGATCCGATGCTGATATTAGAGTTTGTTGATGAATTCTCCGGTCATGGTATGCTTTTGAGTTGTTGGGTTTGGTCGCCCAACACGCTGAAGCATGATCTTAATGGTCATTGTTCAGTCCTCAATAGACGTGTGGTTGGTCCCGCATGTCTGGGATAGCCCCGGTGAGTTGCTGGGGCTTTTCTCTCTCAATTCCTTAGGATGGAGCAAAAAACGCGAACCGCTGATTGCCTGCATCGAGTTTAGTCAATTCAGTTATGGGTATATCGGTGATGGTTGATACACTTGAACTTACAGTGGTTATCTGGCGTGTTTAAAAGGACTTTATTAATGATGAAATTACTGTCTGTCTTCATTATTGCGCTAACCCTTTCGACGGTGGCGGATGCCAGCCGTGGTCGGAAACCCTGTTCAGGCTCGAAGGGGGGAATATCTCACTGTACAAGTGACGGGCGTTTTCTTTGTAATGATGGTTCCATTAGTCAGTCGAAGAAGTATTGCGATTTTGGCCGTTCAAGTAACACAACATCTCTCAGCGATTATTCTGAGGTTAAGAAGACCCCGGTAAATAAAAGTCCGAAGCCGGTGAAAAAGAAGCAACCCAAAGCAACAGTATGGGTGGATAAGCCATCTAAATCAGAAGCTGTGCCGCAGCCATCTCAACCTAAGGCCCCGGTTTGTGCGCCCATCCATCTGTCTGCTCAGCAAGGATATACGCACCTGCCCATTTGCCAGACAGATGGAACGCCGTATTAATAAAAGGGACTGGGAGCCAGTAAACGGACTATTGAGCGATATTGGGTTAATGTGCGTGTCTGATTTTAAGCTGTAGTGTGATTAGTTTGGTAATAATGCTGGAGACTAACATTGTAGGGTTAGGCGTTTTGGACGCTTGATTGAGCACTGTGCTAATCACTAAAGAAATAGCAAAAATAATCCCCATTAAGGATAGGATGATAATTGAGGTCAGCGGGTTTTTAGCAATATACATTTGCATTAAAATACTGAAGAAATTATCGAATCCTTTATTGTTTAAGTTTTTAGGGGTGTAATTGTTTAAAACTATTGAATAGATAATAAAAAAAGGTGCAACAATTAGCATGGAAGGAAGAGAAAGCCAACGTCTCATTATCCAATAACTTATATACATTTTATTTTTTTCTTTTTCAGGGATGCTATTATTAGCAAAACATATTTCAATTATCCTAACTGCTCTTTCCTGATATTTAAGCGCATTGCTTCGGCAATAAATCCAGTAACAAAAAATCATGGTACATATAGCAGTAGCATATATCCAATCCATCATTTTTTGCCTCCTTTTGAGGTTGCTTTCTTTCTATAACGGTTGGGCTTTCTGGATGGCTTATCAAACTTTTTCTCTTTGGCCCTCAGTCTACCCCATGTGTATATGAAGTAAAGAACGATTGTGGGTAGAGATAGCACCAATACGCAACCTAAGATTGGGTATTTATTATCAATGTTGTCCCACGCCTGACTTGCTGCATCTATAGATTTAGAAATAACGCTATCACCTATTTCTAGCTTGAATAGAGAAAATCCCATACTATATCCATTTAAATTAAATATACTTATTATTCTGTAACGATTTCGGTATTGATATTGAATCAGGTTTGGTGATGATTGAAAGAAATATAATAACTTTCAATTACCACCACTCAAACCAAATTCCTGTACCATGAACCCAGGCTATCGGAAAGAATAGTGCGCCTGCAATCAAAAATCCCCAACTGGTTGTTTTGAAACAAACTATAATATGAGTTATCCAGGCAGTGACTAACCAAATAGCAATAAGCCCTACAATAATTTCAGATTTATTTTCCATGAATTATTCCCTTGTTAATACTTCTCTATTAAAGGACACGATTAATAATCGGTAAAAGTAACAAAATGAATGAAATCTTTACCTAAAACGGTATTGATACCTGTATCTTTCCGTCAAGAAAAAAAGAGCCGCAACCACAATCGCAGCTCTGTGAGAGTAATGTACGTATTCTGTTAATGTGTATCGTGCTTATTATCGCTGGATGTGTTCCTTCGGTTGGTGCGGGAATAGCCTCCCGCAGGATGGGTCACCAACCAAACCCTAAATTTGACCAGTATCGTATCGGGTACCGGTCTGGCGACAACTTGCATAAGTAATGCTTTTTCCAGGCTGTTACATATCTGTTTTATTTGTGCATGAATATGAACATGTTTTTTATTGGTTATACGTCTTTGACGAGATGTCATTCTCATTGGTCAGTCCTTTGTTTGTTGTTCCGAAGTATGGGGGGCATTGTTCGCCCCGGTTTCCATGGCGACGTCTTTTGGGGTGTTTTTATTCCGTTCTACTTTTGCTTTATCAGCAAAGAAACCAGCAAGCAGGCTGCATATTTGTGCGCAGTCTTCATGGTTACCACTATTCAATTCCATTACGGCGAATTGAACGGTGCCGCCTATGATTTCACCTAGTTTTATTTGTTCTATAAGATCTAGTTTCATATTTGCCTCTTTTATTTACATGGGCTGTTGATAAACAACAGGCAATAAAAAACCTCGCCGGGGCGAGGTCGATATAAGCAAAATACAGTTATGCGTGCATTTTTGCTCTTAGTCCATTAATTAGATTAGCTGTTAATATAATAGAGTGACTTAAATTTGGGATGTTCTTTAAATTACCAAATATTATTTTCAATGAAATAGTAATTGTTACCAATAATACCGACACCAAGGCAAAAAAAGTCGATATGATGGGATGCCTTTTAATACAAATTAACACTATCGATCCCATAATACGCTTAAAACTGACATGTGTACCCTGGCCGGTATCTTCCTCTGAAACAGCAGGCTTCGATTCAATAGCAAACATAAATACAAAAGGGAACATCAGACATATCAAAGGAAAGAACCAACACCTGTCTGAGCCGATAAATGAAAAATAGACAATGTCTTTCATGGTGTCTGGAGCATTCTTGTCGTCAAGGTAAGCTATCGTGGTACCTACCAGTTTTTCTTTCTCATAAAACGCAGAAAGCCGACAGAAATACCAATAAGCATAAAGTATGATAACTAATATAATCGCAGTAATCATCGATCCCTCCTGTCTCCCTGATTATGTGATTTTATGTTTTCTTTTTTCCTGGTTCTACAGATTTTATTATTCATGACTTGTGCTTTCTTACTCAGCCTAGCCCATATGTGTAAAGCATAGAAAGGGAACACCACGATGGCAATAATAACAAAGTTACCTAGCATGGGAGACTTAAGATATATGGCTTCCCATAATATCCTTGCTTGGGTAAAGGCTTCAGGTATCCATCCTAAATCCATTTTCATTAATCTCTATAAATGGAAACAATAACGTTTTTTATTTGGCATGGCTGAATAATGACATGTTGAAAATTAACGAAGGGCAGTCGTTATTACTCGAATAATTGATGGCAGCATAGACATTATTTCATCGATTATTATCGTAATTATAAGTGAAGTAATAATACCTTTCTTTGCCTTATTAATATTTTCTTTTGTGACGTAATTAGATTGAATGATTTTGATACCCGTGTTGATGGTTCGACATTCTTTTTGAAGTACTACACTATTGGGTAACATATTATTTTCTACTCCGGTTATTCAGATGATGAAGGTTTCTGATAAGACGGCAATGAAAACGGTGATAACAAGTGCCAGAATGATTTTCCATGTCTGCATACTTAACGCTTTATGTAACTCATCTTTAACGGACTGAATATCTTCTTTCGTAGCATAATTAGATCTAATTGTTTCTATATCCGTTTTGATATAATCCATTTCCTTTTCAAACTCTTTGAGACTTCGAAGCATCTAATTTCTCCTGTTAATTAATTACCACTCCATTTTTTATACGGTAAACCCGTGTCTTTGCCTAGCCTGTTGTCGGAATTTAGGAATGGGTATATGGCATCGTCAGAAACAAAACAGTCGGTATCTGATTTAACGTGCTGTTAGATGCTCATTTTTGCGATCACTGACATGAAACAATGCCACATCGGGTAAACAAACGTTGTCCGTGCTGGCGTGTTCTATTATGCTAAACGGAACGTCCATTGTTGCTTTGTATACGCGGGATGAACAGTTGGTGAGGGTTTTGGTGATATTCTTTTCTAGCATGGTCTCTGATACCGCAGTTCGTCGTTCTGATGCTCGACGTAACATGCGCCGCATCTTGCAGCGTGTTTTCGCATTCATAGGATCCCTCCTGTTGATTGGCTTGAGTGGTAGGCAGGGCATGATATCTGCTTACCCTAAAGCCAACGTTCACTTGGGTGGACACCTCTCGGCATGCCTGTCAGTTGTTAAAGAGCATATAAAGAATTTTTGGTATGTCAGGTCGACTCAATAAAATCAGTTTATTGAACACTAAACTGAGTCGTCAAGTGATTGGTGTAAATAAAGTATTGACTTTACTTTACTCCACTGATTATCAAGTTAATTTATTTTTATTAGACTCGTAAATTGCTGAAGGCATGTGTGATCACATAATTCTATGAAATCATTTCTGCATAAATTAATTATGTAGTTTGGTATTAAACAGATAAGGCGCGGGGCTTTTATACATATATACGAATGGCAGCAACGGGCAGAATTGAATATTCAACCTAATATATCTGTTGCCGTTATATAGTACTCAATGGTTAGCTGGGCAAGTTAAATCCATCAAGTTCATCCATTGGGGCTTCATCCATATCCATATAACGAGTCGCTTTAACTATTGCCGATAAATAATGGATCTTATCAACATCAATGGGGTCTAACGTCATGGGTTTATGCTCATTATTAATGCTGGAGAATTGGTAGCTTCCATCACGATTGTTTGTAATAACCTTGATCATATTATGACCTTCTCTAGTTCTTACAAACACCTCATCACCTGACTGAATACGTGTGTTGGGTTCAACAACAACGTACTCACCAGACTTAATTCGAGGGAACATGCTATCCCCTTTCACTTTTAGTCCATAAGCATCTTTATCTGCACTATATATCCGCAGCCAACCTGTGCCCAACTCTACCATTTCAATCGAGCCGTCTACTCCAAGTATTACATCACCAATAACAGGGATCAGAAAGTTTTTTATCTTAGCCGCTAAATGTATGTTTCGGGCTTCACTACCGGATATGGGAAGGTCAAGATGCCCTATTGGCATTCCATAATCCTTTTCAAGGCGGCGTGCAGCTCTCTCTCCAAACGAAGTGGATCTGCCAGTGATGAGCTGAGACAGGTAACTTTTCTCTTTTTCTGGTAGAGCTTTACCTGCAAACCAATCTTTTAAGCGCTTACGCCGAATATCTTTAATGTCCATCTTAGTATTTTGATTAGTAATTTCTAAACAAGCAAATGCTTGACGTTTAGTTTAGTGGTTAATAAACTAGCAGCTTATTGGAGGATGGAAAATGGAACTTAAGAAATACATTGCCCAATTGAAACGTGGCGGAGTAAAAAAACTGGCAAGCGATCTCGGTATATCAAGCTCCTATTTGTCACAAATGGCATCAGGCCTGTGCCCGATTTCACCTGCTCGTTGTGTAGAAATTGAGATTGCAACTGCTGGTATAGTCAGTCGCCAGGAACTAAGACCAGCAGATTGGGCAAAAATTTGGCCTGAACTTGTTTTCTCCGTTCATTATCACCACCAACGTCATAACCGTTCGACGCTTAAACCTCCCTGAACCCTGTTCAAACTAATCCTGTTAAAGCAGTAAAAAGATGGAGGACTTACCCATGACTACAATTTATCAACCAACCACGGTAATGGCAGGGGCTGATATCATATCGGGCATTCGCCGTGAGTTACTTTGTCGTAGACGTGTTGGCAAGAAAGGGCTTCCACTTCATGTTGTCCGTGGCGACGAAATCAAAACCCGTTGGACAGAAAGCGAGGCGGTGACCATCAAAAGCACCGCCAGTGCGATGGACTCCAATTCCGCCGTTGAAACCCATGTTGCTGCCATTCGTGGCTTTTTAGATATGTTCGATGATAACCCCGATATGTTGATCCACGTTCACACCGAATTGAGTTCAGCCGGACTGCTAGCTCCCGCCTGGCTCCCTGTCCCCCCTATCAAAGTGGAGGTAGCCCAATGAACCGCTCTCTTCCTTCTACTGCGCAATACGTGGAGTTGGTACTCAATATCGTGGCTAAAAAGCTGGCTATCGATGTCGAGGTGGCCAGAGAGAAAGCCATCAATGGAACATTATCAGCGGCAGCCAAAGCATATTACTCACGTCAGCAGCGTTATTCGGAGACGCTGAAAGAGTAGGAGGGGCAATGTATCAGTGTAAGGGAATACCAGTAAATCGCACTTTCGGCAAAGCGAATCCAATTCAATTACTTGATCGGCATTATACCGATTGGCGTGGCATACGTGTCCATGTGATCGGATACGACAGCACGACGGGGTGGGTCATCTATCGCCGTCAGAATTATGAGCACGAATGTTTTAATCCCATCAGACGTTTTAGACGAAAATTTACACGGATGGATATATGAGTCTTGAAACATATAACTGGGCAATAAATGTACGGGTAGGAAATGCAGCAGCCAAATCAGTATTAAAAGTCCTGGCTGACAGAGCCGGGGCCGACCATCTCGCGTTTCCGTCTATTGCTTCCATTGTGTTTGATACCGAGCTGGATAAAAAAACGGTACAGAAGCATTTACATTATTTGGCAGATAAGGGGTTGATTGAGGACAGCGGAGAACGGAGGGGAGCAACCCGACGTGTTATCGTCTGGCGGCTGGTGGGGGTGCCTGACCGAACAGGGGACAGGGAGTATACCCAAAAACCGGATTATTTCGCCAACCAACCACCAGCAAGAATACTGCCGAAAGGCCACAATAATCGACCCAAAAACGGGAATATTCCCCAAAGCGGGTACATTCCTCCCAGTAACTCACCCAAAAACGGGTCTGTTGAAACCGGGGAGATGATCCCGTTATTGGACGGCAATGATCCCAAAAACGGGATCCGGAACTTATCAGGAACCTATAAAGATCTAAAACCTTTACCCCCTATAATCCCCCAAGGGGGAAAATCTCCAAAAAAGTTCGATCCGCTCAGCATCCCCATTCCCGATTGGTTGAACGTCACGGCCTGGATGGAATGGGTCCAGTACCGAAAGCAATCCAACAAACCGATCAAAACCCCACTCAGTGTGACCAAAGCGTTCAACCTGCTGAAAGACTGTCTGGACGACGGTCACGACCCGACCGAGGTGATCAACATCAGCATTGCCAATGGCTATCAGGGACTGTTCAAACCCAGGTACTCAAACCGTCCAGCCATGCAGGCTGCCCCGCCGTTGAACTGGGACAACGTGGACTGGGCCGACTCATTGGGAGGATTGATATGAAATCAGTTGATTTACCTCTGAAAAAACAGTCTGGCAGGAGTGGCAAACTGGTATTGGCCCGGATGCACAGCCCTGAGCATGACCCGTCAAAGGCCACCCGGGATGCCCGAATGTTGTTTAACCGGTTTTTCCAGAAGCTGCGGATAATTTTTCCGGTGACAGTGAACAACATCAAAACGCAGGACGAGTTGGATGAGTTACGTCGACAGTGGACAACCGCTTTCGCGGAGAATCAGATAGTGAGCTGGCAGCAGATCGAACTTGGCCTACAACGTGCCCGGCGCTGCAAACGCCCGTTTTTACCCTCGCCAGGGGTTTTCATTGCCTGGATACGGGAAGGGCAAAACCAAAGAGCCGGTTTACCTGATGTGGACAGCGTCATGGCTGAATTTCATCGCTACTGTGCGTTGCGTGATAACTACGACTCTCCCGAGCAGTTTCCATGGAAAGCGCCGGTGATGTACTGGATTGTGGTCGATTTGCGCAGGGCGATGCTCCAGTACAAGCACCCGGAGGCGAATATTCGCAAGATGGCCGAGCGACAACTCAAACGCTGGCTCAAAAAAATTCATGCAGGGCAGGCAGTCCCCCAACCGATGGTGCGATTGCCCGACCAACGACTACCTGAGACCACAGGGGCCAAACTAGGACTGGTAAACGCGCGAACTGAGGCGCAGGGCAGGGCCATGCTCAATGCCATTCGACAGCGCGTCGCCAGTGGTTCAAACTGAGGACTGACCAATGTTCAAAACAACACGACCCTTTTCATCGAGAAAGAAAAAGACTGAGGTACTGGGGGTATTATTACCGGGAGGCGCTATCCAGTACACCACCGAACATGATCGTGACATCATGCGCAGACTACCGGTTGGGACACCCATTGCATTAAGCCCGATGGGTGACAGACGCCATCTGACTTTTCATCGTAAGTTCTGGAAACTGATTGAGCTGGGTTATATGTACTGGATACCCAACTGGCAGTTTGTCGGCGTTTCTGAGGAGTGGATTGCCCATGAAATCGCCAAAGCAGTGGGCGAGGCCGCACGTGACCCAACGCTTTATGACAACGCGACAAAGTCGATTGCCGAGTCTGTTTTGGCGCTGCTGGCCGACAACGGCAAAAGCGTTTTGACAACACCGCTATCAAGAGTGAAGCCGTTTATTTTTATCATGTGATGGTTAAGGCCGGGTTCTACGACCTGAGGCCGAAACCGGAAGGCGGGACATTGAAACAACGCTGGAGCATCGCCTTCGCAAAGATGGACCAGACAACCTTCGAACCGGTTTACAAGGCGTGGCCAGAGTCATTTGACATGAGACGCTGAGTCGACATTTTGCCAGTAAGAGCGAGATGGTGCAGTCGGTAAATTGGTTGATGGGGTTTTGAGGGCAAATCTTGTGATATTCCTTAAACTCTAGAGTGATAATGCGGATATTGAACAAAGGTGTGAACATTTAAAGGGTGATAATTAATGTTTTGCAACGCTTTATAGAGTAAACGGTCTAATTGGCCACTACAGGAGAGGGATAAAAGCAAAGGACTGACTCATGAGCACTGCACTCGAACAACTCATTAAAATGCACGATCCGCGTTGTGTCAGTATTGAAGCACTGAATATTGGCCGTGTCCGCACAACTCTGTCCCAAGAGCAGATACTGGGCGCTTTTGCTTCATGCCAGCACCGTCACCCGGTTGGTTTCGATCTCCTGATGAGCAAGTACCGCCATGACTGCAAGGCTGAACAACGTGTGCGGGCAGCTATTAGTGCATGGCTACATAAGCGGCCACACCCTCCAAGAGCAATCGCGGCCTGTCAGTTATCACTGAATATGGTACTTGAGCGAAATCTTCCCGCGCAGACACAACTTATCGCGACCTTACTGCTGCGTTATGGTGCTCGCACCAAGATGTCGCGCAAAGTGGTTGAAGATCTTAAGCAGAAAATCAAACAACTGGAAAGGAACAAAGCACAAACCTTAAATGATGAAATGATTGCTTCACTCGGAAAGCAGATTACGGCGCTGCAAAGCAAAATCAGAACCCTACGCGGGGCACTGAGAGCGTGGGCGATACAGGAAGCGGCCAGAACCCAGGTCTGTCCTCGTTGTCGTGGTGCTGGTAAAACGCTGCGGCCACATCCTGAATTATGCAATGAGTGCGGTGGCCATGGGCGTTTCGACACCACGCTGGAAGATTTACGCAAATCTCTGGGGTGTATAGGGCCTGAGGTAGGCGCTGCTGACTGGGCCGCACACTATGCCCCATTGGTGAAAGAGTGCTTGCAGTGGCTTTATAGTGAAGAGTCAAGTGCGTGCGAAGTATTAACGAATCGGATCCGTTTAGAGCGGTCGTTAGACGCTCAATAATTCATGTTGAAGGTATTTCTTCCCAAGACACCCGCCTTTTCAGACGGGGTAAACCCGCACCGGCACCTGACTGTACTGGTGCGGTAAAGATTTGGTGATGAGTTAACGCGGGCTTATCCGAAATCCCGTCGTGTTGCGCAATATTGATTCAGCTATTCGATGTATCTTTTCAATTTTTGTATACATCAGTTCGGTATAGTGTCGATGGGCCAACAACTCAAGACGCGCAGCGCTAACGTCATATCCTGCTTGTGTCAGATTCACTATCAATTGACCAATGGCCGTCGGTGCCTCAGAACATTCCCCAAACAACATTTTGACGGGGAGTTTGCAGGTATCCGTGTGTGAAAACTGGCTGCTTCCGTAATGTTTAAATAAGTGGTGATACTGATTCCACCAGCTCAACGGGAAATCTGCACTGAACGTGGGCCTGGTCAGTGCTTCCTGCCTGCCAAGGTATTCGCCCTCCAGCGTCGTGAGATAACTCACTGCCTCATCAATCTGCTGTGGGTGCAGTTGGTGAATGTGCTCGACATCAAAACGGGCATGCACCAGTTTCCAGATATCAGAATAGATTTTACCAAGGCCTGTGGTGATTAAGCGTTTTGCTGTCTGATGGAGGGGGATTAACTGAGCGGGAGTGGATTGGTAGGGTGTTCCATTCGGGGGCTGTTCTATTCTGTTGAAATAGCAATCCTCCAACTTTTCGAACACATCCCACGCTTGCTCTGTTTCCAGCATCTTGGCGTGGCGGGCAGCTCCGCGCTTTGTCCAGAGGATGAGTTTAGGCGTGTGCTTATCAACTTGATGACTTTCTGTCACCAAGTTCTTAAAGTGCTGAAGTTCCTGCCCTTGAAGCAAAAAATAGTGCTTACCATTAATAAAACGACCCAAGTTACGCGAGTAATTCTTTTTGATGTTGCCAGAATTTGTGCCATAAAATTGTGCCAACAACTCGGTAGTGAGGACGGGAACGTTTGAGTGAGAAACTGTTGAGAGATATTCTACAGACTGAATAATATCCATAATAATGCCCTCTGAGATTGTCCATAATCCCCGTGTTCAGCGGGGTGATCAGGTACTTGAACACCGCTCAGAGACGGCCTGCAACCTTAGCGTAAAGCTGTTTTTCGGATTACACGTTACCCGACCATAGAGAACAAAATCTAGACACAAATAAACCGCAGCTCTTACGGTGGCGGTAACCGCTCTGAGAAAGTGTGTTCAGCACCAACTATAAATTTAGCCTTCACAACCTTTTGCTGTCAACGATTGGGATTGGTCGTTCTTCAATTTGACAGTCTGCCAGAAGCGTTAAGATGATATGAAGGCTGGAGTGTGGGTATAAAGGGCACCTCCTCGCTTTGTCCAGAGGATGAGGGAGCGCACGTTTGAGACAATTTTCACAACCCTACTTATTGTGGGTCTGTACTTTAACTCTTTTAGCTCAGGGCATTGCAGCTTGAACAGATGTTTCCCAACGACAAAGCGCTCTTTGTTTCTGGCATAGTTCATCTGGATATTTTTGACTCCAGTGGAAGTAAAGCTGAACCAGTAACTCAGTGGTGAGTACGTACGGGGATACTGCAATGGGTAACCACAGGTAGATGATACACGGTGTTGACAGCCGTTCACGATCATCCTATTATTTCAGCATCGGAGGCGAATGAGTAAACATCCGAACAAGCATATTCAAGCGGCCATTGAATATGCGTTAAAAGCTGGCTGGGTTTTGGTTCCTCCAGGTGACTCTGCACATTGTTTTTGTAAGTTGCGCTGTGGTGATCCAAAAGGTGAACACCGAGATCACCACCAAAGTGTATGGTCAACGCCAAAGGTACCGGAGAACCACGCTCAGCAAATCAGGCGAGCAGTGGACAAATGCACACGTATCAAATGCCTGAAGAGCGAAAAATCGTAGTTGGTGGCGGCCTTGACCGCCATTTGTAAGTAGTCTCTTCCCATCCATTGAACAAAAGAGGTTTTATGGCGCTTTATAACTTCACTCTGACTCTCTCAGGCGTCACGTATGAGACCGAAGGGTTGGAAGATGCGCTGTACGAAAGCGGCTGTGACGATGCGCTGATCTGCGCATATGGAAAATCCGTTTATGTAGAATTTGACCGCGAAGCGGAAACGTTAGATGCAGCCATCGCGTCAGCGGTCGACAATATTGAATCAGCTGGTATCGGCGCAATTGTAGAATCAGTCGACTCTGCGTTGGTGGGTTTGAGCGATGTCGCGGAACTCACCGGTCTGTCTCGACAAGCGATCACGATGCTGAAAGACGGTCTTCGTGGCGGGGGAGATTTCCCTTGCCCTATCCAGCGGATCCAGGGACAGTCGCCATTGTGGGATTGGGCGGATGTCGCAAACTGGCTCGAAAAGAATGGTCGTCTTAAAGGAAATGCAGAATTGGCAGCCAATGCCCGTATTTTGAGTAAGTGGAATCTGGCACTGCGGAATAGTGCTTCTAAAGACTTTGAAGAGATTGAGACTATCGCGGCCGCATTAATTCAGCGTCGACGCCAACACGCCGAATGCGCATAAAGTTAAAAAATCGCCGCTGACCGTTTGCTGACCAACAATTTTACTTTCTCCAGAAAATACGCTAAATTCCAGAAAAATGCCGGAGTCTGCTTAATCGCTGCTCCGGCTTTTTTACGGGTCAGTGTTGGACATTCTGACTCTCAACCAAAGCCTGCCGGATATCTCCGCAGGTTTTTTTTATTTCCCTCGTTCGCTGGGGTTGAACATGCCAATGCCTGAAAAAACGTCGCTCGCGTCCTACTTCTCCGGTGGGGCGTTGGCGCTGCTGGGGAAGCTGCGCAGCATTCTGGAGGATTTGACCCTTGATGACTGGGCTGTTGTTATCGGGATGATCATCGCTGTTGCCACTTTTGTGGTAAATGCCTACTGGCAGCGCCGCCGAACCAAAGCGCTCGAAAAAGCGGCGGGTGAGGGATATGTCATTATGCGAGGTGAGGAGTGATGGCTCTGTCGAAACGTCTGAAGCAAAAAATTGAGCTGGTGGCCGCGGGGGGCGCTATCGCCATTGCCATCGCGGTATTGGGGGGCCGTGACGGGATGGAAGGTCGCAAGTATTCGCCTTACAAAGATGTGGCGGGTGTTCTAACCGTCTGTGATGGTCATACCGGTCGCGATATCATCGCCGATAAGAAATACACCGACGTGGAATGTGATGAGTTACTGCAACAGGATCTGCAACCGGTGTTTGCTGCCATTGATCGCAGCATCAGCGTTCCCATGAGTGAACACCGTAAAGCGGCACTGGCGTCCTTTGGTTACAACGTGGGCATTAGCGCCCTGACGCGTTCCACCCTAGTGAAAAAACTGAATCAGGGGGATACCACGGAGGCCTGTAATGAGTTGCGGCGTTGGGTTCACGCCGGAGGCAAGGTGTGGAAGGGGTTAGTCCATCGCCGTGAGGTGGAACGCGAGTTATGTCTGATACCCAACGTAGTAATACAGTGATTTATCACCGCTGGCCCCGTCGCTTGTTTATCTGATATCAGCCATGTATCCCCAACTCTTGATTGTTGCCAGCGGCCTGCTGCTGTTTCTGTGCCTGAGCAGCGCGGCATTCTATTTTCACCAATCTGCTGTCGAGAAAGACGGGCTGCTTGCACAATTACAGGCTGACCTGAATGTGTCACAAGCCACCCTGGCTTTACAGGTGTTTCAGTTTCAGCGGGTCAATGAGATAACGGCAAAAGCAGCGGCCTATCAATCGACACTCTCTGCCCGCAGCGAGGAACGCCAACATGCCAACCGTCAGGAACTCAAGACTGAAGCCTGCGCTGACCACTATATTCCTGACGCTACTGCTCAGCGGTTGCACGACTACACGTACCGTCTTCGTGCCCGTGCCCTGCGTGATCCCCACCAGCCTGACGGAACCCTTGCTGGTGCCGCTGCCCCCCGCAGAATGACGTATCGACAGGCCGTGTTGTGGCTTGATCCGCTGCTGACCTTGTTGGACAGGGCCAATCACGACAGGGAGTCGCTCCGTAACCTGCCATCACCACACCATGGCAAAACATGACTGGGAGACATTACAGGCCGACTTTCTGGCCGCGCACGCTGCAACTGGTATCAGTGTTCAGCATTGGTGTCAGCAGCACGGCCTGAATTATCAGACGGCCCGACGCCACATCAAATTGCGCAAAACTGCGCAAAAATCCACGGCAAAAACTGCGCAAAAAAAGGCCCGACAAACTGCGCAAAATGCTGCGTCTGGGGATACTGCGCAACAGGATAAAGTCTCTGACAGGCAAGAAGAAAACCGTCATCCCGACGGCTCAGAGGCACTCAATGACAGTGCGCAGACTGGCGACCCTGAAACGAAACCGAACACCGGTCGCACAAAAGGGGGACGATTTACCGAGGGTAACCCACATGCCAAAGGCAACACAGGCAATCCTCATCCCATCGGGGCATTTGTTCAGGGCAACCAACGCGCCCGCAAACACGGCGCTTACGCCAAATACCTGGATGCCGATGACCTGTTTGACGACGCAGCCGAAGCAGATCTGCATGATGAGCTGATATTCACCCGCGCCCGCGCCTTATCCGTCACACGAACCCTCCGGAAAATCCACGAGGATTTAGCGGCGGCTGAATCCGTTGAAGCGCGTATAGAACTGTATGACAAGTTGCTAAAGGCTGAATCGGCGCTGGACAGAAACATGGCCCGCATTGAATCGCTGGAAAATAGCCTGAGTCGATTACGACTCGATGAGTTTAACGGGCCACGGTTGCTGGCCGACACCGCCCGCCTGAAAGCCGCCACGGCCAAGTTGAAAGCAGAAACACAGAAAATCACCGCCGAGAACAAAGAGGACATCACGCCTTTGGGCCAAGTGGTGGCGAGTTTGCAGAGTGAGGCAACACAAAACGGGATCCTGATGGGAGAGAACCAGCATGATGACGGAGCAGGAACAGATTAACTATATCCGCCAACGCCTGGGCAATCCGTGGTGGCGACTGAATAATCTGTACAAGATAGAAGATGAAGGTGGGCAGTTGGTCACCTTCAAACTACGGCCAGCACAACGCCTGCTGTTTGAGACTATGCACTATCGCAACATTGTGTTGAAAGCGCGCCAGATAGGTTTTTCGACAGCGATTGATATCTATTTGCTGGATCAGGCGCTGTTTAGCCAACACCTGAAATGTGGGATTGTTGCCCAGGACAAGCAAGCTGCCGGGGAGATATTCCGGACCAAGATCGCGGTGCCGTTTGACAACTTGCCTGCCTGGTTGAGGTCCACTTTTAAAATTACCGAGCGTCGCAGCGGGGCGAATGGGGGCACTATATTGTTTGCGCATGGCTCCAGCATCCAAGTGGCCATCTCTTTTCGTTCCGGCACGGTGCAGCGGTTACATATTTCCGAACACGGCAAGATATGCGCTAAATACCCCGCCAAAGCGAAAGAAGTGCGCACCGGAACGCTCAATACCGTGCATGACAAGGCGATTGTGTTTATCGAGAGCACGGCGGAAGGCGTGGGCGGAGATTTCCACACGATGAGTTCGCGGGCGATGGAATTGGCCCAAACCCGTGTTGACCTGACGTCGCAGGACTATAAGTTTCATTTCTTTGCCTGGTGGCAGGATCCGAAGTATCAGGCCGAGGTACCGGCGGGTGGGCTGCGATTGGGTCAGTATCATCAGGCGTATTTTGCCGCCGTTGAGCAATCCATGGGGATCAGGCTCACCGATCGCCAAAAGCAGTGGTACATCCGCAAAGAGATTGAGCAGCAAGAGGAGATGAAACAAGAGTTCCCCAGCACGCCCACCGAAGCCTTTCTGACCTCAGGACGCCGCGTTTTCTCGGCCATCAGTGTCATGGCCGCCGAAGGGCAATGCAAATCGCCCATGCTGGTCTACGACATCGAACCGGTGACCGGTCAACGCACTCGGATGCAGGCCTTGCGGGCAGGAAACGCCGGTGAACTGCAACGTACCTTGCTCAATTATCTGCTGGTGTGGGAACTGCCTGATCCGGATGAGGATTATGCCATCGGCGCTGATGTGGCGGAAGGGCTGGAAAACCGTGACCGATCATCGATTGATGTAGTGAAGCATTCCACCGGTGAGCAAGTGGCCCACTGGTTCGGGTATCTGGATGCCGAACTCTTTGCCCAACTGCTGGCGCAGGTCGGAAAATGGTACAACACCGCCTTGATTGGGCCGGAGCGCAACAACCATGGTCATGCCGTGCTGCAAAAGTTACGCGAAGTTTACCCGCATCGTTTTATCTATGCCGAGCAATACCTTGACCGTGATCACGATGATGAGACCCCCAGACTGGGCTGGCTGACTACGGCCCAAAGCAAACCGGTCATGATGGAAGGCCTTAAAACCCTGCTGCGCGAACAGCAGTCCGGCATTCGATGGATAGGCACTATCAATGAGTTGAATACCTATGTTTATGACGCCCGTGGCCGCATGAATGCGCAGACTGACTGCTTTGACGATCAGGTGATGAGCTATGCCATCGCGCAGGAAATGCGCATCAGGATGCCCAAACGGGTCAAACCGGTTCCCCTTGACCGCTCCAAACCTACCCACTGGATGACGTTGTAATGATCCTATCAAGCCCCAATACTGACGCAGCGGTATCTCAACCGAAGCCGTCGGACCGCTTCACTCAGCAACAGTTACTGGATATCTCATCAGATATTGACCACCAGCCGGACTGGCGCACCAATGCCAATCTGGCGTGTGCGTATTACGACGGAGATCAGTTGGCCCCGGAGGTGGTGGTCAAACTGCGTGAGCGCGGCCAACCATTAACACAGCACAATTTGATCGCCCCGACCATTGACGGTGTTTTGGGAATGGAAGCCAAAACTCGTACCGATTTGATGGTGGTGGCGGACGATCCGGACGAAGAGGTGGAGTTGATGGTGGAAGCGGTCAATGCCGAATTCGCCGATGCCTGTCGATTAAGTGGGCTGAATAAAGCCCGCAGCGATGCTTATGCCGATCAAATCAAGGCAGGACTCTCCTGGGTGGAAGTGCGCCGTAATAGCGACCCCTTTGGCCAGCGATTTAAAGTGTCAACCGTTCATCGTAATGAAATATTCTGGGACTGGTTCAGCCGGGAAGCGGATTTGAGTGATTGTCGCTGGCTGCTGCGTAAACGTTGGCTGGATGTGGATGAAGTCAAAGGCACTTTTCCGGACAAGGCACAGATCATTGATTATTCCCTCAACGAGTGGAAAGGCTTTGTGGATACGGAGTTGGCGGCGGGCGATGAATCGGATTTGATTAATGCTTATGAGGAATACCAGTCCTGGAGCCGGGAGAGCACCGAGTGGATCAGTACCAACCGGCGACGTGTGCTACTGCAAGTGATCTACTACCGCACCTTTCTGAGTTTGCCTGTGATGACATTGAGTCAGGGGCGAGTGGTCGAGTATGACAAACACAACAAGTTGCATGTTGTCGCGGTGGCTACCGGTCGGGCAACGCTGACGGTGGCCCGTGTCAGCCGGGTACGTGAAGCCTGGTTTGTCGGGCCACATTTCCTGATTGACCGACCGTCTTCAGCGCCGCAAGGCATGTTTCCACTGATCCCGTTCTGGGGATACCGTAAAGACAAGACCGGTGCCCCTTATGGTTTGGCCTGTCGCGCCATACCGGCTCAGGATGAAGTGAATTTTCGTCGCATCAAATTGACCTGGCTGCTTCAGGCCAAGCGCATCATCAAGGATTTTGATGCCACACAGATGCCGGATGAGCAGTTGAAAGAGGAGGCCGAACGGCCTGATGGCATGATCACTCTCAACCCCCATCGGCATAATAAAACCACGGCAGCCGATGCCATCACCATCCAGCAAGATTTTCAGGTCGCTGAACAGCAGTTTCAGGTGATGCATGAGTCCATGAAGTTGATCCAGGATGGCATGGGGATCTACGCGGCGTTTCTGGGGCAAGAGTCCAATGCGGCCAGTGGGGTGGCTATCAGTAATCTGGTCGAGCAGGGGGCAACGACCTTGGCAGAAATCAATGATAACTATCAGTTTGCCTGCCAGCAGGTGGGGCAACTGTTGCTGAGTTATTTGTTGGAAGACCTGGGTTCGCGCCGTGAATACCCGGTGGTGATCCACCGCGATGACCCGCGTAAACGCAGGAAGGTCATGCTGAATAAGGAGGACTCCGGGCAGATGAATAATGACGTTTCCCGGTTGCGTGCACATATCGCCCTGGCTCCTATTCAGCAGACACCGGCGTACAAATCCCTGTTGGCACAACAACTGTCTGAAGTCATCGTGGGTCTTCCGCCAGAAGTGCAGGTTAGCGTGCTGGACATGTGGGTTGAGCTGCTGGAGCTGCCGAATAAACCGCAGTTTATCGAGCGGCTCAGGGGGGCACTGGGCACACCGAAGGCACCGGATGAGATGACGGCCGAAGAACAGCAGGCCGCCCAAGAGGAGCAGCAGTTACAGCAACAACAGCAGGCACTGGCCATGCGCGAGCTGGCCGCCAAAGTGGACCGTTTGGAAGCTGAGGCGAAACGTATTTATGCCCAGGCGGTGCGGGAAACCACGCTGGCAGAAGGGCAGCGATTCAACGATGCTTATACTCAGGCAAAAACCGGTCAGGTGCTGCAAGAGATGCAGAATGTGACCGAAGAGATTGGCGCGTTACATGAACAGATGATGCAGACTATTCAAGGCCAAGTTGACCAAATACCACTCTAGCTATTGCATGCCTGCAAAATACGCGCTAGATTTCCGAAAGATGCACGACATCACACTCAATTAAGCCTCGCCTAACCGCGGGGCTTTTTGCTTTCTGGTGTTTCGCGCCATGACCCCATTGAACAACTGCCTGTGCCGCTAAGCGCTCTTCGCCAAGAGGGCTTATTCGCATGGGCCGCATCAGGCTCAACACTCGGATCTTTCCGACAAAAAGTGAGGCAGGAGTCATAAGTGGATATGGAATTAACCGGTAATGAAACCCCAGAAGAGCTGGAATCATTGATTGATGGACTGGGGGAGGTGGAGATTGTTGATGACAACCACACCGAACCGACAGCGGCAAGTCCGACGGATACGGTGACCGAACCTTCGCCAACGGATACCGCGAGTGGGAGTGAGGGGCAGGATGCACCGACACCGGGCATGACGACAGCCCCCACGGCAGAGGAGCGCGATAAGCCTCAGGGGATCCTCAGTAAAGATGGTCAGCATGTCATACCTTATGACGTGTTGGAGGCAGAACGCGCAGACAAGCAGCGTTGGGTCAGCACCAATCAACAAGCTGTCGTTGAGCTGGCGGATGTGCAGCGTCAATTGGCGGTCTTAACCCATCAGATCAAGGCCGCAGGGATGCAGCCTGCGGCCTTACCTGAAAACGCCCAGATCACCCCTGAGCAGATTAACGGTATTCGGGAAGACTTCCCAGAAATGGCCGCGATGTTTGACACGCTGGTGCAAAAAATTGATTACCTGCAACAGAGTCAACCGACACCGACGTCTCACCAGACCGCCAGGGATCCGGTGATGGAGGCGATAAACGCGGTTCCAGATCTGAAATCATGGCAGGAGCATGATCATGACCGTTTTGCCCTGGCAAAATATATCGACGATGCAATGAGAAATGATCCCGCATGGGAAAACAAGTCGTTGACCGAGCGCTTCACCGAGGTGGCAAAACGTACACGGGCCGCCTATGGCGAGGAGAGTGAACCGCCTCAAGCGAAAACCCTTACACCCGCGCCACCACCGTCACCACCACCGCTCGTCGATGTATCGCATGTGGCGGCCGAGAAACTGGCGAGTGCAACAGTTGCCTCGCAAATCCCGAATTCTCCGTCAGAACTCGGGGTCACCACCGCACATACCCTCTCGCCTTTGGAGCAGGCTGCCAATGCGTCGATGGATGAACTACAGGTCATGTTTGCCGGTATGACGGATGCCCAGATAGAGGCTTTGCTGGAGCAGACCCTCTGACCGCTCCCTTGACTGACACTTTACCCCGCTTCGGCGGTTTTTTTTATTGAATGGAGTGCTTATGACAACCATCACAACGGCCCAGGCAAATAAGCTGATGCAGGTGGCGTTGTTCACGGCGGCAAGCCGCCATCGGTCTTTTGTTAACATGTTGACCGAACAGCAGGAGGCCCCCAAGGCAGTGAACCCGGATAAAAAAGGAACCCGGCAGACCAGCTTTCATGCACCGGTGGTCCGTATTACCGAATTGAAAAAGCATAAAGGCGATGAAGTGGATATGCAGATTGTTCACAAGCTGTCCAAGCGTCCCACTATGGGGGATAAGAAGTTGGCAGGGCGAGGTGAGAACCTCACCTTTGCCAGTTTCTCGCTCAAAATCGGTCAGGGTCGTCACCTGGTGGATGCGGGAGGGAAAATGTCTCAACAGCGCTTCAAGCACAACTTGAACAAAACCGCTCGCACCTTGTTGGGCACGTATTTCAATGATCTGCAAGACCAGTCAGCTACAGTTCATTTGGCCGGCGCGCGTGGTGACTATTTGGCGGATGACACTATTGTGCCCCTGACCAGCCACCGTGAATTTGGTGAGATCATGATTAACGATGTGGTGCCGCCGACCTATGACCGTCACTTTTTTGCCGGTGATGCCACCTCGATGGAAACGCTGGATGCCACCGATCTGTTCACCCTGAGCACGGTCGATAATATTGCTCTGTTTCTGGATGAAATGGCGCATCCCCTGCAACCGATCCGCATGTCGAAAGATGAATTGGCCAATGAAGACCCTTACTTTGTGTTGTATGTGACCCCGCGCCAGTGGAATGACTGGTACACCTCCACCACCGGTAAAGATTGGCAAGCTATGCTGACGCGCGCGATGCAACGCTCCAAGGGTTTTAACCATCCATTGTTCAAGGGGGAGTGCGCCATGTGGCGCAATGTGCTGGTGCGAAAATATGGGGGAACGCCTATCCGGTTTAACAGCGGTTCGACCGTCAAGGTGTCCAATAATGACCTGACCGCCACCACCAAAGATATTACCACCAGTACCCTGATTGACCGCGCGATGCTGTTGGGCGGTCAGGCACTGGCCAATGCCTATGGGGTCGGTGAGGGCGGGGGCTTTTTCGGTTATCACGAAGAGAAAGTTGACCATGGCAACGGAACGGAAGTCTCCATCCGGTGGATCAACGGGTTGAAGAAAATCCGCTTCCAGCAGAAAGATGGCAGGGTGAATGACCACGGCGTGATCGTGGTTGACTCTGCTGTGACTCAATAATTTTCAAGGAGATAACCATTATGGCGATCATTACTGCCCCCTCCATGGCGGATACGGTGTATCAAGGCCCACAAGGCAATTTATCGGTAGCAGAGGGTTGGTACCAATTTAACGGTGGCGAAAAAGTCGGTGACACGATTGAGTTGTTGACGCTCCCGATTGGTATGCGCATTTATGGTGTGAATGTGGTCAGTGAGGCCTTGGGGGTTTATATTTCGATTCTTTGTCATGGAACCACGCTGGTCTCATCCAACAATCACATCTTTACTGCCGCAAGGTATGTCCTCATCAAACCTTATAGCACGAAAACACCCGATGAAAAATTGAAGGCTGTAATCATTTCAGGTAGCCCTGCCCGTGGGCTTTTGACGGCCAGTCTTTTCTATACCGCAGTCGGTTACTGATCATTCCTTTCTGCTCAGCCCCTTTCGACAGGCTCTTAACAGTCTGTTATCCGGAGTATTTCATGTCTGACAAAATTGCTGTGGTCTACATAGGCCCTAAAGAGAAAAAACGCGATACGGTGACGGGCAGTCGCCTGATATTTCCGCGCAATGAGCCGGTCGAAATAGACAGCGCCCTGGCGTATCAGTTACTTGATTTCCCCACGGTGTTTGTGCGTCAGGAAGCCCTGAAAGGTGTCCTGGACAAACAAGCCGAGCAGGCCAAAGCTCGAGCTGAGCAAGAGGCCTACCTGCTTGAACTGTCTGCCCGTGAAGCACAGGAGAACAGCTTTGTTCTCCTGATAGGGGACGCGGAGGTGGATATCGCCAAGTTGACGTCGGTTCAGTTGGCCACCCTGGTTGAATCCGAAGAACTGGACCTCAAACAGGCGCCTCAGGAAAAGGTAGATGATTTCCGCGTCCGTATTCGTGATGCAGTGAAAGCGAAATATACCACTCAAGATGGCGAAAAAAGCGAGCAGCACGATGGTCGCGCTTGATGCTTTTTTTCCGGCCATCCGCAAGCACATCAGCGGTCCGCTGGAGCTGATGATGAAACAGGCGGTGTTAGATGCCGCCATCACTTTTTGCCGTGAATCGTTGTCTTGCAGGGATGCGGTCAGCTTCAAGGAGGTGATCCCGGATATCGCCTATCGCCTGACCGAGGCTAAAGGACTGACGTGTATCAAGCGTCTGCGGGTAGTGGATATCACGCAGCCCACTCGTCATTGGCCGGGTGAACTGCTGATGGTGGGACGGGATTTCACCGCAAAGTCAGCCAACGACATCACTTTTAAGCACGCCTTTCATCATGTGACGGTAGATTTTGCCGTTGAACCGCGCCGTGATGCGCATGACGTCCCTGACTTACTCTATGACGATCACCAGGATGTTATCGCCATGGGGGCGCTGGAAGACCTGTTTATCATGCCGGGCAAGCCCTGGACTGATCCTCAGCGCTCACACTACTTTGGGGTGCGTTTTGTTGACGGGTACCGCCGGGCCTTTCGTGAGGCACTGGATAATTCTCCCATCACCGCCTTCCATAATCCTGTTCGCCAACACGAGTTCTTCTAATGATCAGCATTACCGAGATAATGGGGCGGGTTAACACCCAGCTCAAAGATACGGCATGGCTGCGCTGGCCGCTGGCGGAGCTGTGTGATTATTACAATGACGCGGTTCGGGCTGTCATTCTGGCTCGCCCTGATGCCGGTGCGAAGTTCGAGATGCTCACCGCGACACCGGGGACCAGACAGGTGTTGCCTGAAGGTGCGATCCGGCTCATTGACCTTATTCGTGTGGTGGACGGCAGGGCATTGAGGCCGATCCCGCGTGAGGTCCTGGATAGTCAGTATCCTGACTGGCATCAGATGACGGGGCCGGTCGAGTGTTACAGCTATAACGAGTTGACCCCCAACCTGTATTACCTGTTTCCGGGTGCGCCGCAGTCCATGAAGCTCGAGGCGGTAGTGGCCAGAGTCCCGGCGGCTGTTGCCATCGATGATCTGGCAGAGGTAACTCCGGTCCCGCTTGATGCGCTCTATGTGAATCCTCTGGTGGACTGGATACTGTTTCGGGCATTCAGCAAAGATGGCGAGGCAGGGGCCAATCTCCATTTAGCGATGCAGCATTATCATGCGTTCAGTGATCAGTTAGGTGTGAAGCAAAACGCGGAGAGTGTCGCCCGGCAATGGCGCAAAGCGCAGTATCAGGGAGGGGGAGAATGAGTGTCACCGTGTCCGGTATGTTGATAAATCCGGTAGGGGAGCCGGTGGTCAATGCGCAGATCATGTTGACGGCAATGGCCAGCAACCTGAGCGTCCTGAGTGGGATTTCTGCCTGTGTCAAAACTGACCGCACCGGCGCGTACCGGATGCAGTTGGAAGCCGGGAGTTACAGCATTACCGTGACGGTCAACGGCCGCAGCACCCTTTATGGTGCCATTACGCTGGATAAGGGCAGCAGTGCCACGACCCTCAATCAGTTGTTGAAACAACAAGTGCTTGAATCAGAGGTTACACCCGATGTGATCGTGTATTTCCGGCAGATCCAGCAGCAGGTCACACATGACCTGGCCGCACTCAGCACACTGCAAAACAGTGCCCGCCAGGCAAAAGAGGAAGCTACTCAGTTTCGTCTTGAGGCCTTGCGCTATGCCAGAGAGTTTAATACGGCACTCATGGCGGTCAAAAATGACCGGGATGCGGTCGTTATGAATGCGAATGCGGCGGCGCGTTCGGCACAGGTGGTGTTAAAGAGTGAGCGTGTTGTGGTGGAGAAAGCAGACGCCGTGGCTTTGTCCGAACGGCAGGCACTCGCGCATTGCGATAAGGCGCAGTCAGCCGCCGACAACGCGGCAACACGTGCTGCACAGCAAGCTACGGAGCACATCAGGCAGAACATGCAGACTCAGTTGAGCCAGGTCGAGTCGGCCAGATCGGCCAGTGAACAGGTCAAAATTTCCGTCAATGAGACGGCCAGCGAGATGGCGAAACAGCATCGTGAAGTCATCCAGGCGGCCAGTCTTGCAAGAAAGAGTGAAACTCAGGCGGCCGCATCTGCCCGTTCAGTGGCGTCTGCTCTCGTAGCTGTCGAGCAATCCACACGCGCAGCGACGGAGAGTGCAGTAATGGCGAAACAACATGCTAGTGCTGCGACGGAGGAGAAAAACGCGGTTAAAAGTTTGAGGGATGACGCGGAAAAGTTTGCTTATCAGGCGAAAATGACGGCTAAGAATAGCGATATTTCAGGCTTGAAACAGACTCTGACGGATAATATTAACATGAAAATCCGTGGGCTGGAGCCCAGGATGGCCAATTTTGCTAAGAGTATCACCACCATCGCAAACAACACCGTCAACCGCAATTCCTTTATCTATCTCTATCCCGGCGGGACAGAAAGGTTCCCCCCGCTTCTGCGCCCGGCACAGCGGATCATTGTGGATAACCCTTTTCCGGGGCGAGAAATTGCTTTCCGTTGTGAAGTGCGACTGGATAGTGTGTGGGGGATCGCCGGCTACTTTGCTGGCAGTGATTTTTCAACCGGCGCACTGGCTATGCCTCAGGGAGGGAAAATCTTAATCTGGACGGGGAACAGCAGCCTGATTTATACCACCAAACATGTTGCCCATTCCTTCCCTGATATCCGCCGTCGAATAAGTGCCCCCTATCGTGTTGCCGTCTGGAGCATTGATTGAAAATGAAAATTTATTCCGAACCGGGGAGTGATATCGAGTATGTCATTCACACTGAAACCTTCGACGTTCCTGAGCACTGGGTCGAGATGAAGGAACCTCGTCCTGATGAACCCGCCTATGCCACGCAGGAGGGCGTGTGGCAATTGGGGATCTCGGCAGCAGCAAAAGCGAGGCTGCTCAGCGATGCGTTGTCTCAGCGAGCGAGGTTAATTAGCGAAGCCAGCAATAAGATTGATACGTTAAAAGACCGGATCGATGCAGGTCAGGAAAGAATGGAAGAGTTACGAGGCTGGCAAGCTTATCGCATTGCGCTGGATGATATTGATATCAATAAAGCGCCAGATATTGATTGGCCTAATATTCCAGCAATTGTGGACTGAGTCGACAACGCTGTCTGCTGCTTAGGCTGTTGCATAAACCCCACCGTGACGGATTGAATGTAAACAAGGTCTCCAGCCTCACTGCTTAGTGGGGCTTTTTCTTGCCGGAAACGTCTCCTATGCCCATTATCGATATCACCACCATGCAGGGTGAAATGCCCCGCCTCGCTCGTCATTTGTTACCGGAGTCCGCGGCCACGGTGGCCAAAAACTGCCATTTTCGCCATGGGGTGATCACGCCCGTGATGGCCGATGCCGGGGGCATTAAGACCTTTACGCAGAAAGTCACCACCCTGTTTCGTTACCGGGAGGACGTTTGGTTTACCTGGCCGGAGACGGTGGAGGTGATCCGCAGTCCTGTGGCTCAGGATCAGTATGGGCGGGTCTATTTCACCGATGGTCACTCCCCCAGCGTCACCAGTCATGATGTGGCCACCCAGGAAAAGGGGCCTTTCCCCTCGGCCAGTTATCGATTGGGTGTCCCTGCACCCAGCCACCCCATTGACGTGACGCGGATCATTCCCCCGAATGAGCCGCGTGATGATGAGCCGACCGACGATGATACCCGTTTCTATATCGAGACCTATGTCACCGGTTATGGAGAAGAAGGCCCTCCGGGACCGGTGTCCCTTGAGGTGACGCTGACCCATCCCGGCAACACGGTGGTTCTGACACTACAGCCACCCGGCAGTCAGCGCTCCAATATTACCCGTCGCCGTATTTACCGTTCCGCTTCTGGAGGCGGTATTGCCGAGTATTTGCTGTTGGTGGAATTGCCGATCGGTGTTCTGACCTATCAGGATACGTCGCCAGATAACGCCCTCGGACCGGTTCTGGAAACAGAAAACTACCTGATGCCACCCGATGAAATGCGGGGGTTGTGCCTGATGGCAAACGGTATTGCCGCAGGCTTTGCGGGTAATCAGGTGATGTTCTCAGAAGCTTATTTGCCCTATGCCTGGCCCGAGCGCTACAAGCAAAGCACCGAGCACGGTATTGTCGCTATCGCCCCGGTGGGAACAGGACTGGTGGTGGGGACCACAGGATGGGCGTATCTGTTTTCTGGGATCACACCGTCGAATATCACCCATACCCAATTGCCGGTGATGCAGGCCTGTGTCAGCAGGCACAGCATGGTTAGCATGGACAATTTTGTGCTCTATGCTTCACCGAATGGACTGGTCTCAGTGGATGCTGAGGGCAATGCACGGGTGGCGACCGAACCCATTATTGAGCCACGCCAATGGCGCAGGCACTTCAACCCGGACAGTATCAAAGCATGGCCGTTAGAAGGTGAATATCTGGCAGTCTATCGAACGAACAAGGGGACATCGGCCGGGTTTATTTTTAACCCACTGACCATGGATATCCGTCATTTGACTACCGCTTTTGAGACTGCATTCCATGATTTGGCCTCCGATACGCTTTATACCCTGAGAGGAAATACCCTCTATCCGTCCCAAGGCAGTACAAAGCCGTTGCCCATGACGTGGCGCAGCAAACCCTTTCTGGCCCCGGTGGGCACGTCATTTTCCTGTTTGCGGATCATGAGTGAGCATCTGAACAGGGTGGGCGTCAGTCTGCTGGTGGATAACCGGCAGGTGTTGTTGATGCCTCCCGGCACCTTGATTGACGGGATTTTGAGACTGCCTGCCATCACCGGTCGGCAATGGGAGGTGGAAGTGTGGGGTTACGCCCAGGTTGATCGCATCACGTTAAGCACCTCGATGATGGACATGCCAGCATGACGAAAGGGTATCGTGCCGGACGTGATGCGGCCGCGCTGACGGAGAATATCGAAATCCTCACCGGGCAACGTGGCGATGGGCGCGGTCAGGCGGTGACGAGGGAGGAGCTTGCCCAATTAAAACTGGCCACATTACGCGCCAGTGTCGGGGGGAAATTACAGCTTAAGCCTCACCGTTATACGGAGCCAGGCCCGGTACCGGCCTTTCCCATCCAACCCCAACATTTTAGTGCGCGGGGGGGATTCAGTGTTGTCCTGTTGCTGTGGGAGATGCCCGCCTACCGAGGCCATGCCCACTCCGAGATTTACCGCAACACGGAGGATAATCTGGCCAATGCCGTGCTGGTGGGGACAACCGCCGCAGCGGTGTACAGCGACCCGGTTGATCCCGGCTGGAAAGGATACTACTGGGTTCGTTTTGTGAATGCCGTCGGAATACCGGGCCCCTATAACGGTACGGCAGGGACCGCGGCAGAAACCCAGTCCAATGTTGATGAGATGATCGATCTTATCCATGCTGAAATTCATCAATCCCCGCTGATAGGCCAACTGACAAGCACGCTGGAAGCAACAGGCCAGGAGATGGCCGACACCCAACGGGGAATGACCCGTGGGCTGGCTGAAGCCAACAAAGGCCTGATTAAGACTCATCAAAGTATTACAAAGGTTCAGCAGCACGTTGGCCAGATAGCAGATGTGATGGGGTCGCTGGGAGATAAAGTTGACCATCTGAATCAACGGGGCGGTGAGGCCTTTCAGGCGATGTGGAGCACCAAAGCCCATGCCAGCGGGATCACTGCGGGAATAGGGTTGGTTGCCGGGAAAGATACCTATGGTCGACCAATAAGCCAGGTGGCGATTGCGGCCGACCGGCTGCTTGTTTTTGATCCGAATAAGCCCGGTGATACCGGCCGTTATGCCATCCCGTTCTCAATGTCGGGCGGAAAGGTTGTTATTGCTGATGCTGTGATACGCGATGCCATTATCAAGTTCCTGAAAGCCGAAACTATCGTCGCTGATGAAGTGAAAGCCGGTATCAGCCTGTCCACCCCCATACTCAATAGTGCCATCATCAATAATGGTCATTTTAGTGTTGATGCTGCCGGTAACGTGAAAATTGGTGACCTGATCACCATTTCCAGCACCGGTCGTATCACTTTCCGATTGGGCTCACGCAATATCGGCCTGGTGATCACCCATGAGCGGATCGATATTTACGATGAAAATGGCGTGTTGATGGCGCGTTTCGGCAAGCTTTTTGATGATTAGGCATTGCCCAGTCTTTCGTCCACGACATGACAACGCTGAGGGAACAGGTTTATGTCAGGCTATGGTTTGAAAGTTTTCCGTCCGGACGGCACGTCCATAGTGTTGGATAATACAACCACGATGACGAAAATTGTCGCTATGGGGAGCAAAACACTCACTTATGGTGAATGGAATACGGGCGTGACGATCCCCGAGGGATATGACTATTTTTTGTGGATGACCAGCAATGCCTGGTTGAATTACATCGTTGTTCGTCACGGACGTCGCAGTCAATGGACGCCGGGAGGCCAGGCTTATAACCGTGTCCATCTGGATACTAATCGGGTACTGAAAGTGAATTCGGTTAATTACAACACGGCAGTCTTAGCGACTTATTACAGCGTGTGTATCTGGCCGACAGCGACGCCTCAGGGGCGCTATGGGGTACAATTCTATGGTGCCGATCACCTTTCCGGCATCAGTGATGTGAGCCAATTCAGTTGTTTACTGTTTAAAGGCGAGGTGGATATTTATAATGGTTGGCTACCGAGCCATATCAATCCTGCCTTTACGCCCAATAACGTGATGTGTTTTTTCTATACGGAAGACGCCAGCAAAACTATTTCTGCACGCGCAGTCAGACGTTATAGAACCCCCGCGACGATGGAAGGTTTTGGTGTCTTCAATGTGGGGGGCGGTGCCTCGGCCACTCCCATCCGCGCCAAAATCTGTCTCTTTGGACAAGGACCGTTAAACCGCAGTCAATATGGTATGGAAATCTATTCTCGGTTCAACGGGTCTGTCGTCTATAACTCTGGTTACGATATCCTGGCACGCCCCCGGTTAGTCACGTTAGCTGGCGCGGAATTGGGGGCAATGCGCCCGGTGGATGGCGTCCGCCGACCGATGTATGCCCCTTGCAATATTGGCGGGTTGTTTAGTCACCCCTGGCAAGTCGAGGTGTGGGTTAACAGTAACGGTACCCAGATAGGCCCTGCATGGGGAACGGCTTTCTATAAGGAGGCTTCCACGGGGGCGTACACCTATTTCATCGCCCCTGTCCCGATTATGGTGCTGGATGCATCAGATTACTTTCACTTCTAAATTAGCCCGGATCCTTCGTGATATCCAGGACCCCAGCCTTCTCCTCAACATCCGACACGCCTGCCGTCAACAGCAGGCATTTTGGTTTTCAGCAGAGGATGCGGTACTCGTTTTACGCCCAAGAGTGAGCGATGGCATGCCTTATGTCCTGGTCTGGCTGGCGGTCAGTACAAGGCGAAAAGGGCTGGAGCACTACTTGCCGACGCTTCAATACCTGACGCGACGGATGGGCGGAAGGTGGGCAGAGTTTTACACGGTACGTCGGGGGTTTACCCGGATAGCGGAGCGTTTGGGTTTTGAGCGAATGGCTGATGAAGAGGGATTCATGAGATTCAGGATCCCGGTTGAGTGATAAACCGGGTATGAGGCGAAAGCCCCGAACTGTTAAGCGCAGTCGGGGCTTTCTACTTTCTGCACCTTGAGTAAGGCAAGGGAGAAGCTGTGAACGATATTATCAAACTGATTCGGGAGTGGCGAATGATAGGTGAGAAATTAACTGGCTGGCGGTTTGTACTGGTCTGGATAGTTTTCCTTTTGTTCGGATTATCCAGTCTGATCCAAGCAATACGGTGGTGGTAAATCATGGGCAAAGGAGGGCGCGGGAGCACGGAAATCAAAGAGACGTCACATGAGTTGGCGGCGGCAGAGATTGCACAAAAACAATGGGCTCTTTACTTGGATGAATTCAGGCCGATGGAAAACCTGTTTATCAGCAAGGTTGACACGCTGAACCATCCCGAAAAGTACGCTAAAACAGCGGGGACGGTCAATCTTGGGTATCAGCAGGCATTTGGCTCCGGGCGTCAGCAAACGGCATCCGCATTGACAGCTGGAGGGGTTGACCCAGGTAGCGGCCGGTTCCGGGAAACACTCGGTGACGTACAGCGTGACCAGCTCACCGGACAAATTGATACCACCCAACGGGCGCAGACCTCGCAGCAGGATAAGTATGTGGCCGGGTTGCAGGATGTGGTCGCCATGGGGGCAGGACAAAAGGCCGATTCGCTTTCCAGCTACAGTCATATTGCCAACCACAGCCTGAGCAAAGCTACGTTTGATGCTCAAAAATCCCTCGGCAACCGTCAGGCGGTTGGGCAACTGGTCGGGGTTGCGGGTGGTGTGGCCGCGCGTACTTATGGACTGAAAGATGCCAACAAACCCGTGAAAATTTAACAGGAGGTGGTGATGGGGCAGGCGGCTGATACCTACGCCCGGTTGACTCGCGACCAGTATAACGACTGGCTCACGCGTTTTTACCCAAAGCAAAAAGCATTAATGGGGCTGGCGACCCGTGGTGAGTTAATGACGCAACAACTCACTCGCGTCAATGACAGTGCGACGAACAGCTTGCGCTCAGCTCAAACGGGGATACAGAACCAGTTGGCGCGTTATGGTACCCCCCATGATACTCATCCGGATGACCACCGTCTGGGGTTGCGGTCAGCCCTGGCCATTGCCGGGGCGAAAAACGGGATCCGCGAGGCGGAGCAGGACCGGCAAATGGCGATATTAACGGGCGGCAGCACGGGTCTTCGACAACAAATGACTCTGGGAGGAGGACGTCACTGATGGGATATGGATTGATTGATGCGGGTCGTGATACCCGACAACAGGCGTTGCAGAGCTTAAGCGAGGCGTCTGAACGGGAAGCGCAACGAGGAACACTCAGCGAGCAGCTCAGGATGCAACAGCAGCAGGGCCAAATGAACATGGTGGGTATGGGCGCGGGAGCCGGTCTGGCCGTAGGAGCCTCTTATGGTGCCGCAGGTGGGCCGATTGGTATGGGCATTGGTGCAGCGGTGGGTTTGCTGGCCAGTCGTTTTTTTTAAAGGATAATGGTGATGGGTGTTCAGGGATTGGCAGACGGTTTTTTGGCGGGATTTAATACCGCCGACCAGGCTATCAGTCGTAACCGCGAACTAGGGTTACGTAATGTTATGTTAAAGCAACAGGTCAAGGATGCCGACCGTCGCCATGGGCTGGTCAGAGAGCAGATGGACTGGCACAAAGAGACAGATAAACGAGACCATCGTTATAAAATCGAACGCAATGAACGGACTGACCAGCAGTGGGAAAAAAATCACGGTCTGGCGCAGGCCAGTCAACGCCTGGCGAATGCCAACCTTGGGTTGCGCACGCAAGAATTTAACCTGCAACGCGCCACTCAACAGTTCCAGCGGGCAGAAGCCGCTCGTCAGCAACGGATGCAGGAAGAGATGCCGGTGGTGCAGGCGCTCTATCACCAGATTGAAACGGCAGGGCAGGTTGACTCTCAACTGTACAGCCAGATATCAACAGATAACCCATTGCACCCGGCACGCTTCTTTGGGCAAGCAGCCATCGATAACGTCATGACCATTAACCAGTTGATGCCCAAGGTGTTGGCTGGTGACATCAGTTACAACGATCCACAGGTATTAACGGTCATGAATACCGTACTGGCCCCGCATATCCAGCGCAATATCGGTGAAGTTGACCCACAGACCGGCAATTCGATAAAAGATAAATCGCTGGCACATGTTGGGATAAGTGAAGATGGGCAGTCCGTTATTTTGAGTCTGAAGGTGACCTACAGCGACGGTACAACAGCCGATAAGCCGTTGACCCGCTATGGCTCTGCGGATAAAACGGATGACGAGGTGGTGCGTATTCCCCTGGCGCGGGTGATGGATGAACTGCGGGGCTACGGCCAGATGGTAGGGCAACTCAATCAACCGGATAAGGCCAGTTTTATCAGTGGCATGGTCAATCCCCCCGACAAGACAGCAATGCGGCAGGAAACGGCCGATTATCGTCAGGCGATACTGGATATCGGCAAAAGCGAGAGCAAACAGCTGGCGGCGTTGTATAAGGACAGCGCGATGATGGATGAGAAGCTGCTGGCCATCGCCCGGGAGGATATTATCGCGCAGGCAGGGCAACGCCGACAGCAGGCCGCTCAGCTATTCGGTCAGGGTGGGCCGGAGCCGACAACGGAAGAGCGCGCAGAATGGGAGACGTTTACCCAGGAATATCAGCAAAAAGTCGGGGCCATGCCCGATATGAACAATCCACAGGACCAGCAGTTCTTTATGCAGTGGAAGCAAGACCGGCAGCAACGGGAAGTGTCGGCTCCGCAAGACCAGGTAAAAACACCTAAAAGTGGCCTAGCCTCAGACAGTCAGACAGCGCAGCAGTTGCGGGATATTTATAGTCGCGTGACGAGGTAATGTCACGAAGCGTGTGAATCTAACAAGGTGGCTATTCATTGGCGACTTTACTCAATATGACTCAGAATAAGGAATGACTTCACATATTGTTTGACTGCCTGAATTTTCAGATAACCTTTCTCTTCAGTATGCGCATATGATGTTTTAAGTCGCAAAATTGAGAAAACAGGGAGGAATG